TGCTGAAGCAAGGATGCCTACGGACGATATGCAGATAGTAGATGACATGCGTTCAGTTCCTCGCAGCAGCCCTGAGTTTGCAGCGCCCGTGGGTGACTTGGCTCAATTTGAACCTCAAGTTAGAGTCGCTTCATCCCAGCCTGCTACTACTGCTGACCCAGATGGCGGTGGTACAGATATTTTTGATTCATATGCGGCTTTAACCAGAAGTATGAAAGCGCCTAACAAGGGCGAGACTAATTTAATTCGCAACGCTATGGCTGGTGCGCGTCACACTGAGGATGGCCCCGGTTATAAGAAAGGCGATTTGGTTGTAGAGGATCGTTTTGCTGACAAGGTTCTTAGCGGCTTTGAAACAGCGTTGAGTTTTCTTTTGCCCGGACCTATGGACTTTAAGGCTATGTCGCAAGAAAACCGCAATAAGGCTTTGCAGGCTTATTATGACACTGGCAAGATTGTTTATGAGGAAGGCAAGCCCGTTGGCTTTGAGGATAAAGAGGGCGGTTTAGTTCGATTGGTTCCGAAGGGCCGGGATGATACAGGTCAAGACGATGATTGCCCACCCGGTTTTCAAAGGGTTAATGGCGTTTGTGTTCCTACAAGTCGAAGCCGTGTTGCTGCTAATCCTGCTACAGCGATTGAGGATGCTATTGCTTCAGCCACGTTGCCTAGCACGTTGCGCCCTGTCGTTCGTGATCTTGTTGAAGATGATGAGGAAGAGGAAACATCTGACGTTGGTGGTTTGACTATTCGGCGTCCTAATTACTTTGCGGGTGGCGGCGCTGTTAGTGACGGCATGGGTTCTGCGATTGATAGCTTTATTTCTGCTATGGGTGGCAGCGTAAAAAAAAAATCTAATGTAGCGCCTGTTGGCATGGCCCGTGGTGGTTATGTTGATATGCGTACCGAAAGTGGTGGCAGTGTTGTTGATGGATTTGGCAATCCTGTAAGAACTCGCGTAAGTACACCGTCCATGAGCGATAATGAAAAGGACGAAAGAAACTTTTCGTATGATCCTTTTCCTGATGATGTTTACGGCAGAGGCGGCAGGGGTGTAGATAACGATCCCGTTGCTCCCAGCAATCCTAACCCTTCAGACTTCACGTTAAGTGGATCAGGATCGTATTTTGAGTCAGAGCCAGAACCCGATAACATAGTAAAGCGTTCTTTGCGTCCACAGCTACGGCCTGCTTCGTTTCTTAATGAAAGTTTTGGTGATAGAAGACAGCGGTTAGCTGGTGGCCCTAATGTTTTTGATGGCGCTGGTCCTTCTTATGATGTTGCGGCAGGGGGAGCAGCAGGTTACGATCCTTATGTTGCTGGTGAGCTTAGATTTGCCCGTGAGCAAACAAGCCCTTTGTCTTACATTTATAACGCTAACACACAGTTGGATAAAGAATTAGATGATCAAGGTCGCAGACCTCTTTTTGGCGGCCTTCTTAGTAAAGAGCGTGTGCCGGGAATTGGAACTGTTCGTTCTGAAATAGGTAGTGGCGGCATTAAAAATGCTTTCTTTTCTTTTTTGGAGCCTATTGCTAAAGCGTTTGATTCATCTAGGGCGTCTGATATGGGTTTAATTCCAAAACAAGACATGTTGGGTGAGGCACTTGGATTGGCGGGTGTAACAACACTTGGCGGTGGAATGTTGAGAAAACCAGTGGTGCAAACATCTACTCCCAAGCCTCTTAATGCTGCGGAACAGATGGCTAAACAAGTTTTAGAACTTAGGGCGCAGGGCAGAGCTAGTGAAGTAACTGAAAATATGATGGCTCAAGCTGATCCACAGTATATGTTTAAAAACACACCGCTTAATATGAGTGAAGCGGCTAGAAAGCAGCGGCTTAAAGAACGTGGTTTTAACGTTGATGAAACTGTATATACTGGTACAGGTGCTGATAATATTCAAAAGTTCTTTGACGAACCTTTTGGTATATTCGCTACCCCTGCACCCGGCCTTGCTGACAGTTATGTTCCTAGAGCGTCAAGATTGGCTGGCAGTAATGATCCTTTAGAAACCGCAGGTTCTGGCTCTATGTATCCACTATATGCAAAAAAAGGAACTGATATTGACGTTAAGGGCAGTAATTATGGAAATTTAGATTTATCTAATGCTCCAGAAGAAATTTTAGATAAATTGCCTGAAGTGCAAAATCCTCAAAGATATGGACCTCTTGATGCTTCTAAATCTGAGTATACTGCAAGTGGTCTAATGCGTAAAATTAGTGGTTCAGACCCTAATTTCACGGGTATAAATTTTAAAAATATTTATGATTATGGGCCTTTTGGCGGTTATGCACAACGTTATGGATATGAAACTGGTGACAGCCCTAGCTTTATAAAGAGGGAAGAAGAAAGAACCTCACCACAAACTGTTGTTGCCAGAGCAAACCCATCTGACTTTAAATCTGTGTTTGCTAGGGCTGATCCAGAGTTTGACCACTTGGCTAACATTTTAGCAGCAAACAAGTCTAAAACTGCTGGTTTAGGTGCTGTTTCTTCAAGCCAAACAATACAAGAAATGATTGACCAATTGAACAAAAAGGCACCTTTGGCAGAGTTTGAAAACCAAAAAGGTCAAATGGTTTCTGGTGGGCTAAGTGGTAGAGAATTAGATTTTGCTTTAAACAACTTAGCACGGAGATTGGGCATTGAACGACCTGACTAACTTTGCGCAATATCTAACTGAGGAAGAGTTAGCGACAGTCGCTCCTATGTTGGAGCGGCTTTCGACGTTAGAAGACCGTGATGATCGTAGCAGCAATTATATGTCTTTTGTTAAGCATGTTTGGCCTCAGTTCATTGAGGGCAGGCACCACAAGATTTACGCGGAAAAACTACAGGCTGTGGCTGACGGCAAGTTAAAGCGGTTAATTATTAACATGCCGCCGCGTCATACGAAGTCTGAGTTCGCCAGTTATTTATTTCCAACGTGGCTTATGGGGCGCAGACCTGACCTAAAGATTATTCAGGCTACGCACACGGCGGAGTTGGCGGTTGGTTTTGGTCGTAAGATTAAAAACTTAATTGATTCAGATGATTTTAGGGATGTATTTCCTAAAGTCAGCTTGGCATCTGATGCAAAAGCTAGTGGACGTTGGAGCACCAGCGGCGGTGGTGAATATTATGCGGTTGGTGTGGGCGGCGCTTTGGCTGGTCGTGGCGCTGATTTGGCAATTATTGACGATCCAGTTTCAGAACAGGACGCGCTTAGTACAACTGCGCTAGATAATGTGTATGAGTGGTACACTTCTGGCCCTAGACAGCGGTTACAGCCCGGTGGCGCGATAATTATTGTTATGACGCGGTGGAGTATTCGTGATTTAACTGCAAAAGTTCTGGCAAAACAGAGCGAAAAGGGCGCTGATAAGTGGGAAATTGTTGAATTTCCTGCAATTATGCCTTCTGGCGAGTCACTTTGGCCTGAATATTGGAGTTTGGATGAACTTGAGGGCGTAAAGGCGTCTATTCCTGTAGCAAAATGGAATGCGCAGTACATGCAGAACCCTACTGCTGAAGAGGGTGCGATTATTAAGCGTGAATGGTGGAATATTTGGGAAAAAGAAGACCCACCCGTTTGTTCATACATCATTCAGAGTTACGATACGGCCTTTAGTAAGGGTGATCGTGCTGATTACAGTGCTATTACGACTTGGGGTATATTTCTTGAAGAAAACAGCGATGAAGAACACATTATTTTGTTGGATGCGGTTAAGGGGCGTTGGGAGTTTCCTGAATTAAAGGAACAGGCCAATGATATGTACCATGAGTATGACCCTGACATGGTTTTAATAGAACAAAAGGGTTCTGGTATGCCTTTAACGCAGGAATTACGGCGTATGGGCATACCTGTAACGCCATTTACACCTAGCAGGGGCGCTGATAAGTTTACGCGCATGCACTCTTGCGCACCTGTGTTTGAGAGCGGCATTGTTTGGTGTCCTGACACTAATTTTGCTGATGAGGTTATGGAAGAATGCGCTGCATTTCCGCATGGTGAACATGATGACTTGGCGGATTCGATGACACAGGCTATACTGCGTTTTAGGCAGGGTGGTTTTATCGTGACCAAAACTGACTATAATGATGAAGATGAATACAGATACAGCAAACGCAGAGAATATTATTAGGAGACATAGAATGCCCAAAGTAGGTGATAAGCATTACAGCTATGATGCCAAAGGAATTGCTATGGCTAAGAATGCAGCCAAAGCGTCTGGTAAGCCGTTAAAAATGAAGTACGGTGGCAGTGTTAAGAAAATGATGGGCGGTGGTAGCGTTGAAGTTGATGGCGTTATGCAGGAACATTATGCACAGCCTATGGACGCTTCTATGGCTGATGAGAACTCAGGTTTTTCCCGTGGCGGTGGCGCGGCACTTCGCGGCACAAAATTTCGTGGTGTAAAATAATGCCTAAGATAACAATCGACGTTGATATTCCTTACAAGGACTATTTTCTTCAGCCGGACGAATCAGTTGTGATTGAAGATGTAGAAGGCGAAGACGTTGTAAAAGAAGTTGCGATTACCTGCCCGACTTGTGGCGCGGTAATGGCTGAAGAGGTTGAGGCAGATTAGGTTGGCGTTCCGCGCACCTCCCAACGGGTTACGTCAGCGGCTCCCAGTTTCTGTCCTTTCACTGGTAGAGCTTTTCTGCCTCAACGCTACAATAGGAAAGTAATATGGCTTTTATAGATCGTGATTCTGGTCCGGGTGGTGTTCCTGAAATGCCTATTTTGCCCGAAGAAAACGTTTTGGCAGACATTCCTGAATTGCCGCCAGAACCCGGTGTATTTGAGTTTGATGACGGCAGTGCTGTAGTTGGTGATTATGACGATGGAATGGGTATTGCACCAGAGGTTCCTTTTGATGGTAATTTGGCTGATGTTGTTGATCCTGCCATTCTTGGGCGCATTGTTTCTGACTTGGTTGGCCTTATTGATGATGACTTGGCGTCCCGCGAAGATTGGGAAGACACGTACAAGCAGGGGCTAGAATTTCTAGGCATGAAGACTGAAGAGCGCACAGAGCCTTTTGAGGGTTCGTCAGGCGTTGTTCATCCATTGTTGGCAGAAAGTGTTACGCAGTTTCAAGCGCAGGCGTATCGTGAGCTTTTGCCTGCAAATGGTCCTGTTAGAACGCAGGTTATTGGTGCGCAGAGCGAAATGCTTGTTAAGCAGGCAGAGCGTGTCAAAGATTATATGAATTACCAGATCACGTATGAAATGGAAGAATACGATCCTGAATTGGATCAAATGCTGTTTTATTTACCTGTGATTGGATCGACCTTTAAGAAGGTTTACCGTGATCCGCTAAAGCAACGCGCTGTTAGTAACTTTATTCATGCAGAAGATTTAATTGTGCCATATGGCGCTACTGACTTGGCAACTTCGCCCCGCATTACGCACCGTATTACGATGGATTCTAACGAGGTTAGAAAGCTGCAGCTTGCGGGTTTTTACAGCGACATAGATATTCCGACTGATGGTGCATCCGATGACCAGATGAGTGAGGTTACGGAGTCAATCAACGATATACAGGGCGTACACCCTTCTAATTCTTCTACAGATTTAACTCTTTATGAGGTCCACACTGATTTGGACCTTGAGGGCTTTGAAGACATTGGAATGGACGGTGAGCCTACAGGCTTAAAGCTACCGTACATTGTGACCATTTTGGAAGATACGAATGAAATTCTTTCTATTCGTCGCAACTATCCAGAAGATGACCCTATGAAACGTGCGCAAAAATACTTTGTGCATTACAAGTTTTTGCCGGGTTTGGGTTTTTATGGCTTGGGCTTGACGCATATGATTGGCGGCTTGGCTATGGCTTCAACATCGATCCTGCGTCAGCTTATTGATGCTGGCACGTTGGCTAACCTTCCAGCGGGTTTTAAGGCCCGTGGAGCGCGTATTCGTGACGAGGATAGTCCACTACAGCCCGGAGAGTTTCGTGATATTGATGTAGTGGGACAAACGCTGCAGGCGTCTTTGATGCCATTGCCGTTCAAAGAGCCTTCTGGCACGTTGTATAACCTTTTGGGTACGCTGGTGGATGCTGGTCGCAGGTTTGCATCTATGGCTGACATGAAGGTTGGTGAGATGAGCGGTGAAACGCCTGTTGGCACCACTATGGCGATTATGGAGCGTGGCACTAAAGTTATGTCCGCTATTCATAAGCGGTTGCATTATTCGCAAAAGATAGAATTTAAACTTTTGTCGAAGATATTTGCGCAAGACTTACAGCCGTATCCTTATATGGTTTCTCAGCAAGTTGGCCCTGAAGTAAAAGCACAAGACTTTGATGAGCGTGTTGATGTTTTGCCTGTTTCAGACCCGAACATTTTTTCCATGTCGCAGCGCATTGCTTTGGCGCAAAGCGAATTACAGTTGGTGCAGTCTAATCCAGAAATACACGGCGGTCCTATGGGGCTGTATCAGGCGTATCGCAAAATGTATGAGGCTTTGGGCGTTACGAACATTGACGCTATTTTGCCACCACCCCCACCACCGCCCCCGCCTGCTAATGCTGCTAAAGAAAACCAGAATGCGCTTATGGGCGTTCCACTGCAGGCATTCCCAGAGCAAGATCATCAGGCCCACATAGAGGCTCATATGGCGGTCATGTCTACGCCTGCC